GTGAAATCTCCGTAAGATTGGCACGCTGCTCCCTTAAGTTGTAAGTTAGCGATTGAGCCGTCTTCGAGCATACAATAGACGCTCTTAACATAATGCCCTCCGGCAGCCTTAATTTTCTCTTTAATGTCTTTGTATAAACCCTTAGCGATTTCGTTTCCTTTAAATGGTTTGACAACCATTTCGTCGCGTGAGATAAATTTTACCTCATTGGAATTGATTTGACTAGAGCTTGCGTCGTTCCAACCTTTTACCGTGTGGAGTTCGTCCAATACTAAGAATTTAAAAGGTAAAGGGATTGAGACGTTTGCTGAAGTTTCGCGGTCGTAATAACTAAAACATTTGTCATTTGATTTCCACTCAATAAATTTAGTCGCTGGATTTGATGTTGGATTTTCAAAAACTTTTTTTCTGTTTGAAGTTGTACTCATAATATTTAATTTTTATTTATGGATTTCAATTATAATGGGAAATCCTTCCATTTTTAAATATAAATATATTGCGTTTTATTATTTTTTTTCCCTCTTAACATTTCTGATAAATAACTTTTGCTATAATTTAAATATTTTGATAATTCATTTACTGAATAATAATAAACTCCTGTATTAATATCTAATATTATTTTTGAACATTTGTTTTGTAATCCTATTCTTGTTCCTTTTCTTGATATAGACATTTTTTGTCTAGACTCTTCGGAATGTGTTTTATTAAAAAATGGATTTTCAACTCCTTTTCTTGTTCCTTTTCTAGATATAGACATTTTCATTTTTGTTTCATTTGAAAATATTTTACCTTTTTGAGCAATAGACATTTTTAATTTAGTTTCTTCTGAAAATCTACCACTTTTATCAGTTGTAATTGTAAGTCTACAATTAAGACCATTTTTAATTACATTATAAAGTTCTTGGTAATATCTTTCAAGATTATTCAATTCTTCTATATTACAAATATGTATAATCTCAAAAGTATGATTTTGTACTCCGTATTTTTTTAAAGAATTATAAATTTTAGGTTGTTCTTTGCAATTTAATCTTTTATAATGTAAAATACGATTTTCTGCATTTACACTTTGACCAATGTAAATTTTACCATTTGGATTGGTAATTTTATAAATACCAGTCATAATTTTATTTATTTATGGAGTGAAATTAAAAGATGCCCACCCCTTGCATCGGTATTATGATATTGCTAAATTATATAATTCTTTTTAATTAACAAAATTTTTCTGTATAAATTATTAACTCTCTCTGAATTAATACCTCTTTTATAATAAAAATTTATTACTCTTTTGATCCTGGTTAACTCGCTTTGCTTACTCATATACCGCCTCCAAATCTAAATAACGATAACTATTTGTAAACTTGCCCCAGTCAACTAAAACCGGGAGCGCTGGAGTTCGTTTTGGATTTTGAAACTCGTTACCGATTTCAACTATCACTCCAATTTTATCGGTTGGATTATGTTTGTCGATTTCCATTGCGAAAACGCTTGTCTCTTTTAACTTAACTTTTTGTCCTATTCTCATTTTTATTAAAATTTTAGTGATATTGAGTTTTTGCGAGGAGTTGTTCCCAATTTGGGAACGTCGTTTCCGTATGCGTCAATTATTGGCTGCTTTTGTGCGAGCTTTAATAATTCAACCCTCGCATCCAGGTCGGCTTTTAATTGGCAATAAATCGGATCCTCGCTGTAATTGATTGTGTCGCCTCCATTTGTCGGAACGAACTCGACGCCATAGTATTTTAATTTTTCAAATGGTAGGTATTTTCTCATTTCTGAGTCTGCTGAGTTAATCACCTCTTTTAATCGGCAAATATTTGCCATAAATTGATGTTTGTCAACGTGTCCGTTTTCGATTACATTGTCAACCATTCGCTTTCCGGTTAAGATTGCATCCTTTTTGGTGAAACTTGGCTCGTACATTGTTACGAATTGCTCCGAATTTTCTAAGAATAAATTTGAACTTGCTCCCATTCAGTTAATTTTTTGATAAGCGTTACACATTTTTTCGTTATTTGAGTAGTGGACTGATTGGATTGTCTTACGCATCCATTTGTCGAATTTTTTAATTTGTTTTAATTTCTGATCCATTTTTCTAAGATTTTTTCAATTGTTAATTTAATTTCGTTTTCTGAGTCGATAGGGATTAACCTCTTTATTATTTTGGTTTGAGTTCCCTCTTTAAATTTGGACTTGCGCCCGGCGTTTTTTTTATTCATCGTCTTTTATTAATTCTAAAATATTACTAAGAGTCATTTCAATATCAAAAAATATACAAATTGAACTTGCCTCGCTAATTGTTAATGCGAAAACGCTTTGATTTTCTGATAAGCTCAATTGAATTTTTTCAGCTGAGGTTGGAAATTGCTTTTTTACAATTTCTAATTTTTCTAAGTATTCCGGTTTTAATCTGTCTAGTAAATTCATAATTTATAATAATAATTGATTAGTCTATCCTGTATTGAAATTATTCTTTTTGCTTTGTTTAAGTTGTCGTTTAAATTTAAACCTAAGCTAACCATTTTAATATGATTTTGAAATTTAAGCTCTGCGTTCTCAATCATTTTTAATACCGCAATTTTTTTTCTGTGTTCGTGAATTAATCTTTTAGTGTCCATATCTTAAAATTATTTGGATTAAAAAATAACTCGCTGCGATAAGGCAAAAGCTGTAATAAAATTTTTTTGTTTTCATAATTTAAATATTTGTTTGTTAATAATAGAGCAAAGATATAATCTATTTTTAATTAAAAGCCCTTTAATTAAACTTTAACAAAACTTTAACATTTATGAATTATACGCAATCGGGTATAATTATCCGTATTTATTCGAATTTATACGCAATTGGGTATAAAAAAACCACTAATAAAAGTGGCTTTGATTTGCTTAAGTCTGTGACGTCTCCAGTTAAGCGAATAAATTTAGTTTCTTATTTAAGTAATATAAAAATAAAGCCAATAATATAAGCCACAACCACCAAAGTTGAGCAATTATTGAGATTTCTCTTTGCACTTCTTTGACGTTTGTTTTCGCTTGCGTGGTTGCCTTAATATTTTCTTTGTGACTACTTTGTACTATTTCGTTTTTTAGTGTCTTATTTACGCTGTTTTCACGTCTGTGGCGTATTTTAGCATTAAGATACGAGGTTTTTTTGCCCTCGTTATCTATAATGACAAGCGCTTTTGTACTATCAATCGGCTCAATACAAAAATCGTTAACGACTTTCTCGATATTATAAGCCGTATTTGTAACGATTTTAGTAGTGTCGGAGACGCTTACTTCCGTTTTTGTCGTCGTTTCTGTATTGCTTTTATTTACTTTACGAGTTCCGCAGCCAACTAAAAGCAATAATATTAATATATATTTGATTTTATTTTCCATTATCGAATTTTATTTTCCACTATTCTAAGGTTATTGACCTCATAATCGCCATTTTTTTCCACTAAAATATGAGCAAAGCCATTATTCCAACTATTAAACGGCATATATTCCGGCTGCAATCCACATAAACAACCAACGCTCCAGGTTGTTGTTACGTTTCCACTTAAGGAAACCTCCGTATGTTCGGACGTTCTATGGTGATGCCCAATAATTGAGCTTTCCTTTGCTTTCATATACAATCCTCGCGCTGGATTAACCGGAGGAGCAAACCCGCTAAAAAATTCGTGTCCGTGAAGTAGTGGCAATTTACCGGCTTTGGCAATTTGCTTACTTTTTACCTCTTGCACTCCAGCCTCTCCAAATCTTAAAATCGTTGAGAGTTCAAAATCAGGAATGCCTAAAAGTTCCGGCGCTTGTAATTTTAAAAAGTTTTGCCAACGATCTTCGTGGTTTCCTATTTTATAATATATCGGAGCTTGGAAGTGATCTTGTAAATTCTTTAAAAAATTACGTGTCATTTCCAACTCGTCGGCTATATTCCTGAGACGTCTGTCTTTAATAAATCGGCTTAACATATACATGTCGATAGTATCGCCATTTAAATAAACGCAATCGACTTTCTCAGACTTTCCGTAATCAATCGCTAACTTAAGAGCGTCGTTATTTTGATAGGGAAAATGGATGTCGCTTAAAAATAAAATGTTTTTGTTTGGGACTATTACTTCACTTTGTTTTTCGTAGTCCGAGACTGGTAATTCAAAATTTTTTTCCATAAATTGTTTTCTTTCTTTTGCTGTTCTTTCTGAGGTTGTTTGTTTAACACTATTATTAAGCTCGCCTCGATGCGATCTTACGATACCTCGAGCGCTTTCTACACTATTAAAGTCGATTGGATAATCCGCAACCAATAAACGACTAATTGCGTTCGTGGATGCGTGTGGAAATTTAAGTAAATATTCTCTAACAATTTCACCCTTATAAGTTACTTTCATATATTTGGATAAGTAATTCCGTTTTCAAATATAGTGATTTTTTTATCAATTAAACTTTTTAATTTTCTCCAATCATAATTAAACGCTTTTTGAAAATGCGGAGCGTCTTTAAATGACTTCCAATCGCCACCCCATTCCCAGCCTTTTGACTTAAAAAAAGAAACTACAAATTGCCAATTTTTGTCATTTTCCCAACTTGCACTCTCAAAAGTTCCGTCTCCATTTTTATCGTACAATAAAACAATATCAAAAGCGAGTCCGTAATTATGAATGCTTTGCCAACTATCGGCATTGGTGATTTTTGGACGTTTTAAAAACAATTCGTGTTGTTCTTGAGGAGTTCTAAATACGTAAGCAAAACGCAATCTTACATTTTTAGGTAGTTTGTTATTACATTCTAAATAAGAATTTAATAATTCTTTTTTAATTTTTGGATGCGCCTGGCTTATTCGCTCAATCGTTAGTTTGTCCTCCATTGTTTTTATTTTTTTCCATTAAGTACCAACGTCGCAAGGTATATCCGGAGGCTAAAACAAAAGCGACGATTTTCATTGTAGCGTCAACGTTTGCGAATGATATTGCGTAAAAAGTTCCGGTCAAAAGCGATGCTTTTAAATCTAAAAAGTATTGTCTCATTTTTTTAATCGTTCAACTATATTCGTAATCCCCTCAATTCCTATGTAAGCCGTCGCAATAATCACCCAATCGGAAGAGGTTAATGTTTGAGTAAATAAACCTCCGC